CTGATCACGCTGCCGTTGGACTCGAGCAGGCGCTTGGCCTCCGCTTCGATCACCTTGCCGGCCGCGCGCAGGGCGCCGCCCAGGATGTTCTGCTCGATCTTCACCGGCAGGTCCTGCAGGAAGGCATTGAGCTCCTTCAGGCCCTTGACGTGCACCAGCTCGGTCATGGCGTGCTCCCGGCAGTGCTGAAGTCGGCGACCATGAACTCCAGCCCTTCCTTGCGCCCGATCTCGACCGGCACGGCCAGGATGCGCATCACCCGGTCGGCGCGGTCCAGGTAGACGCAGCGCATCTTCGGCGTGATGCCGGCGACGTAGCGCATGCGCACCCGGGCCGGCCGCTCGGCAATGCTGATGTCCTGCGCGTTGCTCTCGCCCCGGCTGGGGAGCACCTCCTGCACCGAGGCCCAGAACGTGCCGTAGGTTGCCCACGTGGCCGTGGGCGAGCCGTATTCCGCATCGCGCGTCACCGTGGGCTGCTCGATGCGGATGCGGCGGTCCAGCGGGCCGAGGTTCGCTGCCGCCATTCACGCCACCTCGATGCGATAGGGGTCGAGCATGCGATCCACGTAGGACGGGATGATGGCGGCACCATCCACGATCTCGCTGCGGTTGTCGTACAGGGCGCGCAGGCGCAGCAGCATCCACTGCTTGATACCCTGGGGTACGTCTGCCGCGGAGCCATAGCCGGCGGTGAAGTTGATCTGCACCGCGCCGATCTGCGGCAGCGTCGGCGGCCAGACCTTTCCGAACTTCGGCGCCACCCGCACCAGCGGGCCGGTCAGATCGGCGGTGTATTCGGTCGCGGCCAGCGTCTGCGTAACGCCGGACGTGTCCGTGTACGTGATGCTGGTGATCGCGGTGATCGGCCCCTTCTCCAGGCAGATCGCGTTGTCCGGGATGCCGAACTCGCGCAGCCATGGCATCGCCGACAACTGCCCATAGGGGAAGGCGTCGCAGGTGTAGCGCCAGGTCTGCGTGATCAGGCTGCGCCTCGTCTGCTGCTCGGCGAACTGGCGTGCCGCGGTGATCAGCGCCGAGACCAGCGAGTCATCCGGGTGCACACCGTTGGTGTCGTCCAGGCGCAGGTGCAGCTTCGCCTGCGCGAGGCTGATCGGCTCGCTCGTCGGAGCGGTGACGAGGGTGTAGCCCACGGTGGGTTACTTCTTGCGGCGCGGCTGCTCGGGTGCGGCGGCGGGAGCCGCATCTGCGGCAGGCTCGCCAGCGGTCTCGGCGGGTTCGGCCGGCGCTTCCTGCGCGGCAGGCTCGTCCTCGACGTCGACCACTTCGGCGATGCCGCGGCGGACGTGCTTCTCCGACTCCGGCGTCACCGGGTAGGTCTGCCCGGCCTTGAACTTCTCCTCGCTGTGTCCGAGCTCGCCGACGGCGAAGAAGGACTGCGTGTAGCGGATGGCTTTCATGGGATGGTCCTGTCAGGTGCGGACACGAAAAAGGCCCCGTGCTGGGGCCTTCTCCTGCTGCCTGAGATCAGAGCTTGATCTCGGCGACGCTCGCCAGGTCGTTGGCGTTGGCGGGCTCGTACCGCGCGCAGCAGCCCAGCGCCAGAACCGCGGCCGGGCCACCCGTGGCGCCGCCGGTCACGAGGCCGAACTTGATGTAACGCTTGGAGGTCGCCACCAGGTCTTCGGACCGGATGTTGATCACGAGCTGCTTGTTGTCGTTGTTGCTCGCGTGGGCAGCGAGCTGGGTGCACGACTTCAGGGCGGCAGCGTTGTTGCCGTCGCTGTCGCAGGTGTAGGCCTTGAAGTCGACGGTCTCGGCGGCGACATCCCCGATCAGGGCGACCCCCAGCACCTGGTGCCAGTTGTTGATGTCGATGACGTCCGTGAACTTCTCGGTGTTGGCCACGGTCTGGGGATCGACCGTGCCGATGACGGCCAGCATTTCGCCGGCGGCGACGTTGATGTTTTGCATGTTGGACCTCGAAAGGTTGAAGGGTTGGGCCTGGGGAGGCGGCTAAAGCCGCCTCCCGCGTCAGGTCATCAGCGGGCGCCGAGCTTGATGAACGGCGACAGCGTGTTGCTGCCGTTGGCCGGGCTGATGGCGGCGGCGAGCTTCGACTGACCGTCCATGCGGAAGATCGTGCGGAACGCCACGGCGGCCGCGTCGAAGTACAGGTGCATGCTGGTGGCCGTCTGCACGCCGCCGGCCTTCGTGATGCTCTGGTAGTACGAGCAGTCGCACAGCATCACGTCGCCTTCGTCGCCCAGCGTCTTGGCGTGCTGGCTCACGAGAACCGGCCTGCCCAGCAGGTTGCCGTACGGCGTCTGCTGGAACGCGCCCTGCCCTTGCCCGTAGGGCAGGTACAGCAGCTGGTACGTGTTGTTCAGGGTGAACAGCTTCGGCAGAACATCGTTGTTGATGATCCACACAGCGCGCCCGTAGGAGCCCGGCGGCAGGCGTGCGACCATGTTCGCCAGGTTCTCCGGCAGCAGCGTGTCCGCCGTCTGCGAGGATTCCTTGGCGACCGTGATCACGGCGCCGCTGTTCATGCAGCCGTACGGCAGGCCGCCGCCGGTGCCGAACAGGATCGCCTCGTTGGTCTTCCAGCGGATGGAGTCCGCGACCTTGCCGGGGATGTAGCTGGCCATCGCCGCCGTGTCCTCGAGCAGTTCCTCGGTCACCGGGACCAGCGCCATCAGCTTCTTCAGGCGCAGCGCAGCGGCGCCGAGCACCGGCTTGGTGGCGGTGGCGGCGGCCGCCTCGCCCTGCCAGTAGGCGCGAATACCGTTGGTGCCCCAGGGCGTGGTCTCGTCCTTCGGGAAGGTCATGGAGTTGCCTTGCACGGTGACTTCGTCCGTCATCGGCAGCAGCGCGTCCTCTTCCAGCGACAGCTTGAAGATCGACGCGGAGAACTCCGCGGGGATCAGGAAGCCGCCATCGGCGCCAGCGCCCTCGTTCGCGTAGGTGGTCGGCGCCGCGGCCTGGATGCCGCCGCCGGCCAGGGCAACGAGCCGCTCGTCGGGCGCGATGCCGCGCTGCTGCGCGAACGCGGCGCCGTGCACCGCCTTGAAGAAGTCGCCGACATGGGCGAAGCCGCGCTTCGGGTCGGCGTCGGCGTTGTGCTCGGTGGTGACCTTGGCGTTGGCCGGGACGGTGACGGCGCCGGAACCGGCAGCGGGCGCAGGGGCCTGCATGCCGGCCTCGGCGGCGATGAGCGCCTGCTCGCGGTCGATCGACGCATTCAGCGACTCGACGGACGCCTTGTGCTTGTCGAATTCGGCCTGCTCTTCGGCGGTGAAGTCGCGGCCTTCGTCGGCCGCGGCCTTGTCGGACAGGGCGCGCATCGACTTGATGGCGTCGGCTTTGCGCGCCTGCAGCGCGCGGAGGGTTGCGGACATTTCTGGTCCTTTCAGATGTGCAAAAGCCGCCCGCAGGCGGCCAGAAACGACAAACCCGCCGGGTGGCGGGTCACGGGGTTTGCACAACGGCCCGAAGGGGCCTCGTCGTCAGGTCAACGGACCTGCCAACGGGTGGGCCGTGCCAGCCCTGGAACTTGCTCCTACAGCGACAGGATCTCGATGGCGCGGGCGTTCGCGCGGGCCGAGCGGCCGGGGGTGCGGGCGGACTTGCCGTCGCGCTGCATCTTCTTGACGACTTCCTGGAAGGTCATCACGCCGTCGACCATCTTTTCCTCGGCGGCATCGGCGGCGCCGAGCACCCGGCCCTGTCCCATGTGCTCGCGAACCTGCGCGATCGGCACGCCGCGCCCCTTGGCGACGGCGTTCGCGAACATGCCGTAGTACTCGTCGACGCGCTTCTGCATGAAGTCCTTAGCCTCCGGCTCCAGGCTTGAGTACGGGTGCCCCTCGGTCTTGAACTTGCCGGCGCTGATCAGGGTGATGTCCACCCCAAGCAGCTCGAGGTGCTTGGCGATGTTCTGGTGCGCCGACCAGACGCCAATGGAGCCGACCTCGCCGCCGGGCGTGACGTAGAACTCGCCGGCCGCGCAGCCGATCCAGTACGCAGCCGAGGCGGCCAGGCTGTCGGCGATGGCGACAACCGGCTTCGTGTCGCGCGCGGAGCGGATCTCGTCGAAGAGTTCGCTGACGCCGTACACCGACCCGCCAGGGGAGTGGATGTGCAGCAGGATCTGGCCCACCGTGTCATCCGCCATCGCCATGCGCAGGGCCTGGGCGATGTCCTCGGTGCTGGTGCCGCCTTCGCAGAGGTCCAGCATGTCGGCTCGCTGCACGATGGTGCCGCGGATCGGGATCACCGCGATGGAGCCGGAACCGGCGCGAGCCGGAGAACCGCCGCGGGCGGCTGCGATCGGCGTGCCGTGCCCGACCTCGTCCTCCGGGCCGGAGCCGTCGCGGCCAGCGACCAGTCCCTCCTTCACCGCGAATCGCCGGCTCAGGATGCCGGCATACGCGCTCATGACCTCGTGCCGCAGGGCCCAGGGGGTGGACAGGCACATGGCCAGGAAGTGGTGTTTCATGGTTGCGCTCCCAGCGCCACGAGGGACGCAGTGATCTGTTCTTCGGTGCCCCGCCAGTTCTCGGCGGCCGCGAGCCAGCCGGCGGCCGACTGCGGCGTGATCGCGAGCGCCTCGGCCAGGGTGTCGGCCCCGGGCACATCACGGCCGCCGACGATGCGCCGCGCCATGCGGGCAGCGTTGCCGCGCACCAGTTCTTGCACGCGGGCTGTGGCCGCCGCGGTCAGCGCGGCGCGCGCGGCTGCCCTGGCTGCTGCCTTGCGGGCACGGCTGCGCCGGCGCCGCGCCTGCGCGGAATCGTCCTCTTCGTCGTCTTCCTCTGCTGGCGTGCCTGGGCGCTTCGGCGCCGCGGGCTCCAGTTCCTCGTCAGCCTCGGATTCCTCGACCATGTTCAGCGGCCGCAGCGGTTCGTCCAGCCCGTCGATGGGGTCGTACCCTTCGATCTCGCGGCCCTCGTTGCGGGTCAGCACCCCGGCGCTGACCATCTTCGTGATGTACTCCGCGCGAGCTACGGTGTCGCCGCGCATCATCCGAGCCATGTCGAATTCCGGCTCCAGGCCCAGCGGCTCGTCGGCGCCGAGCAGGAAGAACTCGATGGACGACTCCCACAGCTCCGCATACGGCAGCATGCAGTCGGTCCAGAACTCGATGGCCTGCTGCTCGATGTTGCTGTACGTGGCGTCGGAGAGGTCGCCGATCTTGTGCGGCGGCACCCGCCAGATGCTGGCGATCTCGCTCTTCTTCGCGGCCCTGGCCTCGATGAACTGGGATTCCTTGTTGTTCAAGCCCAGCTCGTGGTACTTCATGCCCTTCTCGAGCACGGCCACCTTGCCGCGGTTCGCCCCGCCCTGCATCTCCTGCCAGGAGTCGCGGAAAGCTCGCTTCGCCGGGGTGTCGGCGAAGCTGCCGGGGTACTCGATCCAGCCGCCTCCGGGGCGGGCGTCGTTGGCGAAGAAGCGCGACGAGTAGGCCTGGATCGCCAGTCCTTCAGCGATGGCTTCGCGCGCCAGGCTGATCGGGCTCAACCCCATGTAGCCGTCGTCACTCTGGCCGCGCAGGTGCCAGATTTCCCCGCGCGCGTAGTAGATATCCCGGCCGGACTGGTCCCGGTAGTGGTATCGGTAGTTGCCGTCCTCCAGAAGCTCGATCTGCATCCTGTCGGGATGAAGCGGCAGCAGCTCGATGATCTCCCCGGCGCCGTTGGACGCGATCTGGCAGAAGGCGTTGCCGCGCAGGGCGAGGTGTCCCTGCAGCATCAGCCGCCACTCGAACGGCGTCTGAAACCGATTCGGCGCCTTGGCGAACAGCCGGTACAGCCAGTGCTTCTTGTTGCGCGTCCGCCCGCCGCCGGCCTTGGGCTGGTACAGCACGAACGGCATCACGGCGAAGCTCTCGGCGATCACCTTGATGCAGGAGTACACCGTGGGCAGGCCGAGTGCTGTGGCCGGCGTGACGCGCACGCCGCCGCGGCTGAACTGGATCGGCTCGAAGAAAAAGCCTCCCCAGGGCGACCGGTCGAAGCCGCCAGCACGGACCGAGCTGATGAACATCAGCCGCCCTTCGCCTCGCCGGCCTCACCGGGCTTTGGCGCCCGGATGCCGGCCAGGTACGCCGTGGCCAAGGTCAGCACCAGCAGCAGCGCGCCGGCACCGACGATGCCCCACCCGGGATTCACGATGACCCCGCCGGCGAGGACCATCAGCCACCCGAGCAACAGGCAGAGGTTGAAGACTTTGATGTTCATGTGGTCTCACACCGTGAGGAGTTCGTAGTCGGAACCGATGACTGTTTCGCCGTCAGCCGCAGTCGCCATGCCCACCGCCATCAGAAGTGCAACCATGTCGTCGATCTTGTCCGGCGCCTTCTTCTTGTCCGGCGCCGTGTTCATGTTCGCGTCTCTGCGCGCGACCAGGTTGGACGCG